TTTGGGATAGTGATACTAATTCATCACAAAGAAAACTACTATACCCTAAATACAAGATGAATCGTAAATCTTCTCCTAATGAGGAGAAGATTGATTCATTTAACAAACAAAAAACAAGAGTTAAGCAGTATCTTGAGGATATGTTTATAAGACAATTGGAGGTTGAAAATTCGGAAGCCGATGATCTTATCGCATACTATTGTCAAATCTCTTTAGACGAAGAGAAAACAATATTCTCAAGTGATAAAGACCTAACTCAATTAATTTCAGAAAAGGTATCAATCTATTCACCACAGACAAAACAGTATTTTAAATTTGGAGATAAAATTAAATTTAAAGATTGCGCAATTCCACATTATAATGTAATGACATTTAAGATTCTTGCTGGTGACACTTCGGACAACATTGACGGGATAAGTTTAATGGGTGAGAAAACATTAGTTAAATTTTTTCCTGAGATACTTGATTCAGAGATATCTTTAACCGATATTTTAACAAAGGGTGAATTATTATTACAAGAACAAAAGAAAAATGTTGTTTTAGGAAATTTACTCAGTGGTAAAACCAAAGAAGGGATTATGGGTGACGATTTTTTTAAAATCAATAAAAAAATTGTAGATTTGTCGGAACCTTTAATTGATGACGAGGGAAAAGAAATGGTTAGGGAATATTATTCTGAGTCGATGGATCCAGACGGAAGAGGACATAGAAACCTAATTAGAATGATGATGGATGACGGATTCTTCAAGTACCTACCAAAAGGGGATGATGCTTGGGTTAATTTTTTGAAACCATTTTTAAAATTATCAAGAAAAGAAAAAACAAAGTTTAGAAACAAAAAGTAAAAAACAAAACAAAACAAGATGAGAGATCAAGATGTAACAAAAGTTGAATTTCTATTAATGTGTAATGATAACATTGTAGTACAACGTTTTTTTAATGTTAAGGGATTCAACAAAAATGCCCACAAATCTGAGGAGTTTTATGACCACATTGGTATGTTGTGTCGTGAATTACAATATGATTTGAAAATGCGTTCGGTTGTCTATATGTTGGACAATAAATATGAAATTTCTGAGAATCCAGAGGTTTTAAACACATCAATTACTGATGGTGAAGAAAATTTTAACCTATATATTAAGCTTGGGGACATGACAATTTGTCAGAGAACGTTTGATGCTAAAGTGTACCCTCCGAAGGTAAGATACACCGTAGACCTACGCCCAAAGTTAAAAGGGATACTAAACGGCCTGACTGACATTTTTTCAGGCAAAGATTTTAATTATTTTTACCCTGAATTTATCCAAAACTAATAGTATTTATCTTTACTAACAGAAGGAAAAATTATGGCGACAAACAAAAATTTCGAATATCTAGGAAACACATTCCAATTACAATTACTTAATCAAATTATTCTAGATAAAGAATTTTCACATTCAATCATTGATGTGATTGAGAACAATTATTTTGAAAATAAGTACTTCAAAATAATCATCCAAATGATTAGAGAGTATTATACAAAATACGATCATACACCATCATTTGAAACATTAGAACAGATTACTAAATCTGAACTACAACAAGAGATAGCATCCAAAGTAGTGTTGGATACAATCAAGAAAATAAAGGACGCACCTATCGATGGCGTAGGTTTTGTACAGGAAAAGGCGTTAAAATTCTGTAAACAACAAGAATTACAAAAGGTTATGACTAAGGCTCAAAAAATCATCGATGGTGGTGAATTTGAGAACTACGATGCCCTTGAAGAGATGGTTAGAGGAGCATTACAAGTCGGAGCAAAAGACACAAGTGCGATGGATGTATTCTCTAACATGGATCAGGTACTTGATGATGATTACAGACACCCAATTCCAATGGGAATCCCTGGTATTGACAGACTACTTAAAGGTGGTTTAGCTAAAGGTGAGATCGGAGTAATTTTAGCACCAACAGGTGTAGGTAAATCGACTATCTTAACTAAAATTGCGAACCACGCATTTAACATGGGAAACAACGTACTTCAGATCTTTTTCGAGGATAATCCAAAGGTAATTCAAAGAAAACATTATACCCTTTGGACTAAGATTCATCCTGACGAATTGTCAGAAAAAAGAGAAGAGGTTATTACAAAGGTTAGAGAGATTGAGGAGTCAATGCCGAATAAGTTAATCATGAACAAATTACCATCTGATACGGTAACCATGTCACAAATCAAGAACCAAATTAGAAAAATGGTTGCGGATGGTAATAAGATTGATATGGTGTTACTTGATTATATTGATTGTGTAGTTCCTGATAAGAATTTGGGGGATGAATGGAAGAGTGAAGGATCTGTAATGAGAGCATTTGAGGCGATGTGTCACGAAATGGATTTAGTGGGTTGGACCGCAACACAAGGTAACAGAAACTCAATTTCTTCGGAAGTTGTAACTACTGACCAAATGGGTGGATCAATCAAAAAGGCACAAGTTGGACACGTAATCATTACGGTAGCAAAGACACTACAACAAAAAGAAATGAAATTGGCAACAATTGCAATTACTAAATCAAGGGTTGGTGATGACGGGGTTGTGTTTGAGAATTGTAAATTCGATAATGCAATGTTAGACATTGACACCGAGAGTTCTATGACTTTCTTAGGTATTGAAGAACAAAAAGAAGAAAGACAAAGACTAAGAGTCAAAGAGTTGTTAGAGAAAAGACAACAAAGACAAAAAGAAGAAACAAAAAATAATTAATTTTAATAAAAAGATGGAAAAGATATTAGTAGAAAACCCTAATAGGTTTGTTATATTCCCGATCGAGCACAATGATATTTGGGAATATTACAAAATGCATCAGGCGGCGTTTTGGACGGCTGAAGAGGTAGATTTGACGAATGATATTCGTGACTGGGAAAAATTAACCGATAATGAAAAGTTCTTTGTGAAGAATGTATTATCATTTTTCGCGGCTTCCGATGGAATCGTAAATGAGAATTTAGCTGAAAACTTCTACCGTGAGGTACAGTATCCTGAGGCTAAGTTTTTCTACGGATTTCAGTTAGCTATGGAGAACATTCACTCATTAATGTATTCATTGTTGATTGACACATACATTAGTAACCCAAAAGAAAAGGACGAGTGTTTCAACGCAATTGAGAACTTACCGGCAGTGAAGAAAAAAGCAACATGGGCACTTAATTGGATTGATAATTCATCTTTCCAAGAAAGATTGGTAGCATTCGCAGCGGTTGAAGGTATTTTCTTTTCAGGATCATTCTGTTCAATATTCTGGATGAAGTCAAGAGGTATTATGCAAGGTTTGTGTAACGCAAACTCATTGATTTTTAAAGATGAGAACTTACATTGTGATTTTGCAATCCACTTATTGAATAACCATTGTGAAGAAAAACCATCTGAAAAAAGAATTAAAGAGATTTTGTTATCAGCTTTAGAAATTGAAAAAGAATTCATTACTGAGTCATTACCTGTTTCTTTAATTGGAATGAACTCAAACTTGATGAAACAATATTTGGAGTTTGTTGTGGATGGTCTATTAGTTAAATTCGGATGTAGTAAAGAATTTAATGTAGAACAACCGTTCAAGTTCATGGAACAAATTGCGGTTGAAACTAAAGGTAATTTCTTTGAATCAAGAACAATGGAATACCAAAAAGCAAAATTGAACGAAACGATTACGTTTGAAGAAGATTTTTAATTATTAAAAAATATGATGTCACTTAAAATATTAAAACGAGATGGGGATGATGTAACATTCAACCCACAAAAAATTTACCAACGTGTTAAACGAGCAGCAAAAGGTTTGAATGTTAATTCGGACGAGATCTTTATTAAGGTTATTACTTCAGTACCAACTGAAGGTGAAATAACGACAAAAGAATTAGATAAATTAATTTATGAGATTGCCGCGTCTTATACTGGTAGTCATCACGATTACTCAAGATTAGCTTCTTCAGTTGCGATTTCATCGTACCACAAAGAAACAAATCCTAGTTTTAGTGAAACTATGATGTTATTATATGGTGATGGGATCATTAATGAAAAATTAATCGAAACTATTAACGAATATGGTGGGGATAGTATTGATGAGGTAATCAACCATGAAAATGATTATAACTTTGACTATTTTGCATGGAGATCATTACAAGAAATGTATCTTTTAAAAAGACCTAATGGTGTTGTTGTTGAAAGACCACAACATATGTATATGAGAGTTGCGTTATGGGTTACGGATAACTTTGTTGATGCAGTTGAATACTACAAATCATTATCTAACCAACTTATTTCTAAGGCAACACCAATTATGATTAATGCGGGAACAAAAGTACCTCAATTAGCGTCTTGTGTGTTACATTACAATAATTCAGATTCAAGAAATGGATTGTTAAATACATTAACAGACATATCAACTTATTCTTCGGATGCGGCTGGAATTGGATTGTCAATGTCTAACATTAGAAGTAAAGAAAGTAGAATATCTACATCAGGTGGATACGCAGGTGGTTTGTTGAAATACCTTAAAATAGTTAATGAGTCATTAAGATTCTTTAATCAACAAGGTCGTAGACCAGGATCTGCAGCTATCTATCTTGAACCTTGGCATAAAGATATCTTTGATTTGTTAGACATTAAGAAGAACACAGGTGCGGAAGAATTAAGAGCTCGTGATTTGTTTACGGCACTTTGGATTCCTGATAACTTTATGAGAGCGGTAAAAGATAATACTGAGTGGTATTTATTCTGCCCTAACGACATTATCACTGCGGGCATCAAACCATTACAAGAATCGTTTGGTGATGAGTATGAAGAAAATTACAATAAGGCGGTTTCTTTAGGTTTAGGTAAAAAAGTTAAAGCACAAGACATTTGGTCTAAAATTATCGAATCACAAGTTGAAACAGGAATTCCTTACTTATGTTCTAAAGATAGTGCAAACAGAAAGACTAATCACCAAAACATCGGTGTGATCAAACAATCTAATCTTTGTAATGAGATTTATCAGTACACGGATGAGGAAACAACGGCTATCTGTACGTTATCTTCAATAGTACTTAAAAACTTTATTACTAATGGTAAATTTGATTTCCAATTGTTGTTTAATGAAGTAAGAAAAGTAGTTAGAACTTTAAATAAAGTTGTAAATATCAATAATTACTCAACACAGAAAGGATTGAAAGGTGGTTTGGATCAACGTGCAATTGCTATCGGAACACAAGGTTTGGCTGACGTATTTTACTTACTTGACTTAATCTTTACAGATGAAGAAGCAAAAATCTTGAACAAACAAATTTTTGAAACCATCTATTACGGGGCGGTATACGAAAGTAATGAGTTATGTAAAAATGGTAAACACAAACCATACAAACACTTTAAGGGATCACCAATGTCTAAAGGTATTTTCCAATTTGATATGTGGGATTTGAATGAAAATGATTTGTCAGGATATTGGGATTGGAATAAATTAAAAGAAGATGTTAAAGAGTATGGAGTATGTAACTCATTATTCACGGCACAAATGCCTGTTGCATCTTCAGCTAAAATTACAGGATCATTTGAAATGACAGAACCTGCTCACTCAGCGTTATTTAACAGACGAGTAGTTGGTGGTGAGATTATGATTGTGAACAAATACTTAATTGCGGACTTTGAGAAAATTGGTATATGGTCAGAAGATTTAAAGAATGAAATTATCATGAATGAAGGGTCAATCCAAAACATTAATTTCAATAATTATTTAGATTCTGAAGACAAAAATTATAATAAGAAAGTTAAAAGAATTGAGCATTTGATTCCAAAATATAAAACAATTTGGGAGATTTCACAAAAAGAACTTATTAACATGGCGGCGGACAGAGCACCATTCATTGACCAATCACAATCGATGAATATCTATATGTCAAACCCAACATTATCTAAGATCACCTCATCACACTTCCATTCATGGGAGAAAGGATTGAAAACACTTTGTTACTACGTAAGAACAAAAGCAATTTCAACAGGAGCGAAACACTTAGCGTTGGATATGACAAAAAGAGAACCGATTAAAAAAGTTGAAACACCTAAAGTAGACTTTTCTAATATGAATCTACCTCCAAAACCTGACAATACTGAGTTTGAATGTTTTGGTTGTTCATCGTAAGATGAATAGCGTATCACGAAGGGAAATCACGGCTTAGGTCGTGATTTTTTATTTTATATGTATTTATTCAAAACACATCGATACTATATTTATTAGATATGGCAAATGGAATCACATATGGAATAAATTTTCCTTTTAGAGAATCTTACGTTGGTAAATATTTGGATGTTTCTGATAATACCGATGAGGAAGTTAGAAGTAATTTAATTCATTTATTGTTAACTAGAAAGGGGTATAGATATTATCTTCCTGATTTTGGAACAAGATTGTATGAATATATTTTTGAACCACTTGATGGTCCTACGTTCAGTGAAATTGAGGGTGAGATTAGAGATTCGGTAGAAAAATATATGCCAGGTGTCTTAATAACGAATATTTCGATAACAGATGCTTCTTTAGGTGAGGAAAATAAAGGTACTTATATAAATTCAGATGGAGAACGAGAATTTAAGGTACAAGGTATTAGTGAAAAAGAACATACCGCAAAAATTAAAATAGACTATAGAGTCACAAATCAAGCCTTTGAAAGTAGTGATTTTGTTATTATCAATATTTAATAGTATATGGCTGAGAAAAAAATATCCTACACAACCAGAGATTTTCAGGGAATAAGAACTGAGTTAATTAACTTTACTCGAACTTATTATCCTGAATTGGTTCAAAACTTTAACGATGCTGGGGTTTTCTCGGTGATGTTAGATTTAAATGCTGCCGTTACGGATAACCTACAATTTAATATTGATAGGAGTATTCAAGAAACGGTATTGCAATTTGCTCAACAAAAATCTTCAGTTTATAATATCGCTAAGACTTACGGGTTAAAAATTCCGGGTCAAAGACCTTCAGTGGCATTAGTTGATTTTTCAATAACGGTTCCTGCATTTGGTGATAGAGAAGATTTAAGATATTGTGGTATCCTTAGAAGAGGATCGCAAGTTAGCGGTGCGGGTCAACCATTTGAAACCGTTTATGATATAGATTTCGCTTCAGCGATCAACTCTGAAGGAACATTAAATAGATTAAAAACTCCTAATTTTGATGCTAATGGTAATTTATTAAATTACACGATTACAAAAAGAGAAGTTGTTGTTAATGGATTTACTAAAGTTTTTAAAAGAGTTATTACACCAAATGACGTTAAACCATTCTTTGAATTATTCTTACCTGAAAAAAATGTTTTGGGAATTACGAGTGTTATATTAAAAGATGGGACACAATTCAATACAATACCAAATCCACAAGAATTTTTAGGTTTAGAAAATAGATGGTATGAAGTAAAAGCCTTGGCGGAAGATAGAGTTTTTATTGAGGATCCAACAAAAGTTTCAGATCAACCTGGTGTAAAAGTTGGAAAATACATATTAACAAATACTAAGTTTACATCTGAATATACACCTGAAGGTTATTTAAAAATGACATTTGGTGGTGGTAATGTTTCTGCTGAAGAACAACTTAGAGATTTTGCAAGGTCAGGAAAAGGATTTGATTTAAACAAATATTCGAATAATTTAGCTTTAGGTTCGGCATTAAAATCGAATTCAACTCTATTCATTCAATATAGAGTTGGTGGTGGACAGGCAACAAACTTAGGTATTAATGTTATCAATCAAATTGGTACGGTATCATTTTTTGTAAATGGTCCTTCAGAAAGTGTTAACAGATCCGTTATAAACACATTAAGTTGTAATAACGTAACTGCGGCAATTGGAGGAGCAAACGCACCAACACTTGAAGAAGTTAGAAATATGGTTTCATATAACTTCTCAGCTCAAAATAGAGCGGTAACTATAAATGACTACGAATCTATTATTAGAACAATGCCTTCTCAGTTTGGTGCACCCGCTAAAGTTGCGATTACCGAGGAAAATAATAAGATAAAAATAAAAATGTTATCTTACGATACAAGTGGTAATTTAACTGACACGGTTTCTAATACTTTAAAAAGTAATGTTGCAAACTATCTATCTAACTATAGAATGATTAATGATTACATTTCAATTGAAAGTGCAAATCCTATTGATTTATCTGTTAATGTTGATGTTGTATTAGATGCTAGTCAAAACCAAGGTGCAATTGTTTCTAAAATTATTGATATCATAACTACATACTTTAGTCCTACAACAAGACAATTAGGTCAAAATGTAGTTGTATCTGAGTTAAGAAGATTGATACAAGCCGAAAATGGAGTGATCAGTATTTCGGATATGGAGTTCTTCAATAAAGTTGGAGGTCAGTACTCGTCAAATCAAACATCACAAAAATATTCAGATCCGGCAACCAAACAAATACAATTAATTGCGGACACCATTTTTGCTGAACCAACGCAAATTTACCAAATTAGATTCCCTAACAAAGATATAAACGTTAGAGTTATCAATTTAAGTACAGTTAATTTCTCTTGATAATTTATTTTTTTTTAATTAGAACTATTTTTTGAAAATAGGAAATAAACTATTTATCAAAAAAGACTTTAATGCCAAAATCATACAGAATAAGGACCCAAGTAGGTGTCGACAAGTACATCAATGTAAAGTTAGATCAAGATTTTGATTTTTTAGAAATCCTATCTTTAAAAATTAACCAATCAGATCTTTATACGAAGGTGTGTTCTGACTACGGTGTTGTAGTTGGTAGAATTTTAGTGAATGGAGGTTTTGGTATACCAAATGCTAAAGTTTCGGTATTCATACCTTTATCTAACGAGGATGAATTAAATCCAACAATCAGTGAGTTATACCCTTATAAAACATTGTCCGATAATAATGATGCGGGTTATAGATACAATTTATTACCACACGATCCATCATATAGTGTTCACGCAGCGACAGGGACTTTCCCAAATAGAGATGAGGTATTGTTAGATCAAACTTATATTGAGGTATACGACAAATATTACAAATACACGGTTAAAACAAATGATAGTGGTGACTACATGATTTTTGGAGTTCCAACGGGGACTCAAACAATTTTCATGGATGTTGACTTATCTGACATTGGGTGTTTTTCATTAACACCACAAGATTTAATTAATGCGGGTCAAGCAACGGAAACACAAGTTAATGGAGCAACATTCAAAAGGTCTTCAAATTTAAGTGAATTACCTCAAATTAAGACATTAAATAAGAATATTGATATATCACCACTTTGGGGTCAAGAAGACATCTGTCAGATAGGAATTACAAGAGTTGATTTTGATTTAACATCTGAGGCAAATGTGACCATTAGACCTAATGCAATTTTCATGGGGTCTATTATATCAAATACTAATGATGACGCTCTTAAAACAAGTTGTAAACCTAAAAACGACACAGGTAATCTATGTGATTTAATATCAGGACCTGGACAAATACTTGCAATAAGACAAACAATATTTCCTGATAAAAATAATTTACCTGTTCTTGAAGAACATAAGTTTGAACAAGATGGGAAAATCATTGATGGGGACGGAGCGTTCTTAGCGAATGTACCGATGAACTTAGATTACATAGTTACTAATGAATTCGGGGAACAAGTAATTTCAAATGACCCAGCAAAAGGGATTCCAACAAAAGGTAGATACAGATTCAAATTTAAATGGAATAATGAAGGTGGGTTACAGAATGAATTCCAAAGAGCCAATTTCTTAGTTCCAAATATTAAAGAACATGGGTGGAGTTCATCTGCTAACGAACCATTTGACCCAAGTTCAACTTTACCCACAACAATAGTCACGCCGGCTGGTTTATTAACAGGGTCAACAATAATAACACAAGATGGTGGTTTATTGTTTAATGATCAAGTTAATTCTGAAAATTTTACGGTATATATTGATAGTGGTAGTGGTCCTGAACCATATTATGGTGATATAAGTGTTATTCCAGTAAATTCTAATGATCAACTTTTTGTTGTGTCAAACCCAATTGACAACACTCAACCACAACAATTTGACTTTACATTCTTTCCACAAGATTATTTTGATTTATTAAGATCATATACATTTAGTTTGGATTGGGATGATTATGTTGATCCTATTTCCGCAATTAATTGTGAGGACACATTCTATGAGATGAACTATAATAAAGTTTATACAACCGCAATGTTTCTTGATAGGTATAAAAATGGAATATCAAGAGCGAGACACTTAGGAATTAAAGAGATTGATGACAGAACTTGTAAATCAACGAACAATACATTCCCTGTAAATGACATTATTAGAAATTTCGATTTTATATTCTTCATATTTAATATTTTAATAAACGTTTTAACGTTTCCGTTATTAGTTTTATTATTTGTTGCTCACTTTATTGCTTGGGCTTGGCCGATATTAAAATACTTACTTATTGTTTTGGGTATTGTTTTTGCGATATGGGCGATTTGGTCGGCAATTGATACCATTAATAATTTATTGGAATCAACTGCAACTGCGGTACCTGGTGGACCTGTAATTAACATTGGGCTTATTCTTAGAATTGCATTCCAGGTTATAAAGGCAATTTTCTATGTTGCGTTAGCCGCTGCGTTTATTGCGTTTACGGTAAAATATCTACTCAAGATTAAGAATTTCCCACGAATAGGGTTACCAATGATTTCATATCCTGAGTGTACAAGTTGTGATTGTGATTGTGGTCCGGCAACATTGGATGATGATATTGATGCTGCTTCAGTACAATCAAGTATTGATGAGGAAAGTGAGAGTTCATCGAGTAAAGCAAGTATAGGTGCGGCAAATACATTCTTAGCTCCTGTGATTAGTTCGGGGTCATACAAAATAGATCACCCAAACATGGAAAATCCTGAGGATGAAGATATTGATGATAATGATGCTGGTCCATATTGGTGTACCGGTCTAGGGTACTTCCAAAGTATTATAACTGGTGCGGTTGAACAAGAGTATAGTGCAGATGTTGCAGCAAGAGCGTTATTGGATTATAAAAGATTATTCTCAGGGTATGATATATTATTTGACCCGACGAAAAGTGCTTCAGATGTTGGTTATACAACATATTTTGCAAATGAGTTTTCATTGTATCATGCACCACAACCTTTTATGTGGGCGGGAGAAGAATTATTTTTAAATCCTGATGCTAGATATTGGGCGTATCCTTTAAGTGAGACTTATCCACAAAAATTAAATGAGTTTAATACAAGAGATAAATTTTTCATAACCTTACCGAATGGACCTGATGCTCCTAACATAATTAGAACAACTGTTAATGAATTTACGGGTAATACTTTTTATGAGGACCAAGTAGTGGTTTTACTTGCTAGTTCAGGTACTAAGAATCAAATGGGTACAGGTGAAATTATAACATTCCAAAACCCAACACAATCGAGTGGTTTAGTTAACATCACTGGAGGTACTGTAAACCAATATGGTAATAACGCGGTCACTGGAACAACTATAACGGGTACCACAGTTGTCCAAGTTTCAGGTGCGGACACTAATAACATTAATAACCCATCAAACACAACTACAATAAATTTAACGATATATCAAAATAACGACGGAGGTTTCTTAAAGTACCCTACGGATGTGGAATATTTCCAAATGATTACTGGGTTAACGATTAATGAGTTTTTTGCGTTAGATGATACAACAAATCCCAATTTATACCCTTCTAAATACTTAAGACACGCCATTAGAGTTGCGATGCCAACTTGTGGGTTTGGATTTGATAATAATGCCTTACCACCTAAAGTTGCCTTATATCAGATGGAAAACTATCAAGATTATGAGGTTATTATTTTAGTTAGAGGTGTTGACCCTAATACGACTAAACAAACTATTAAATACGATTTATCAAGAATATTTGGATACACTTCATGGGGTGTTTCTGTTGGTGCGACACCTCTTAGTGTTGAAGGTTCTTATTATATGAATATACCTATTCAGGCAAATCCTGACGTGTCGGCACCATATAAACCTATTTCACATAATAGTTCGGATAATAACGTACCTAATTTATATCACGAGTCATTTACATTTACTCCCGACCCAACAATATATACCGCATTTACATCGGATTATCCATACTATTATTTATCGACAGATGACACACTTCTTCCTGATTATACACCATCTTCTGGTGGGTGGCCGACTTTGGATGCTTTAACTGTAAATAGAACTAACCTACCATCAAATAGTGATTATACATTACCAAGGCAACAAACTGATTACATTGGTGGTGGGTCATTTATTGGGTCAAAAAATAATACACCAATTGTTAGTGAATTACTTTATCCAAATACATGGAGAACTTTAACACCTAATGGTGGTGATGAAGGTGAGATAGAATTAGGTTATCCACCGGCAATGTTAAATGCAGTTTACTCACCAGCATATTATCGTTATGGGTTAGCGGGAGTTAATTTTAACGACTCATCAAAAGTTGTTATGAGGAGTGATAGATTACCTACATCAACAAAAATTGAGGATGGTCCAATTGGATCAACAACAGGGTTCGCTCTATTTCAAAATAGAAACTTTACTTTTTATACTGCGGATGGTGCTGAAGCACAACAAACAACAGGGATTGCATCATCATTACCATCAGGTGAACAATTTGATTTACCTTCAGGTATTACGTCAATAGCGTCAACATTGGATTGTGATAATATAGTATCATTAAAATGTTATCAAGGCTCGGGTAATAATGTTACCGTTATACCTCCCGATCAATGTTCGGTACCGGCAAATAGAGTAAAAAAAGGTTGTTATTGTTTATTGAATAAAAACTACATTGAACAATATGATGAAGATGTTGCTTTGTTCTTAGAATGGAAAACGAGATTCACAATTACATTTGCCGCTTGTCGTGGAGTATTTGCTCAGGTATTCCAAAATAACTGGATAAATGGGACTTTATATATGTTTGCATTTAATAAAACTGCAACATACACATTAACAAATCCAAATGAACCTACGTATAATTATTGTGATGATGTAATCATATTTAATGAATTGAATAATGGTTTCTATTATAGATCATCACCTTGGAAAGAAAGTACTCAAGAATTTATTGGTAAAGATTCACCAAGTTTAAGTAATATACCGACTTTCTTATTAGAACCTAACTACCCTGGAGCTGGATACAATAAAAAACAAATACAATTCCCAACTACAATCGCGGATTTAGGACCAAGAGATAAATTTATTAGTGAAATATGTAATAATTCAAATTTCAATGGGTATATGGCTGATCAAGTTAAATCGACATCATATCAAGACAACTCTGACGTTATTCAAATTGGGTTTTTATCAAGATTGTTAAACGATACATTCAGACAGGCTATTCTACCTATTGCAAATCCAAATGGTAATACAGAAGGTGTTGGTATTGTTCAGTTCTTTAATAGTGATAGAGGGGCGGATAGAATAGATGGTGACTTTGCTCAATCGTTATCAATTAATTCTGAATGGAAGGTAAGTCCGTTCTTAGTTGAGAACTACCCAAATGCCAATTCCATTTATTTTGGTGATGACTTACAATCACCACCTAGACCTGTATTTGGTGTGTTTTATGAGGTTCCTGAAGAGAATTATAATTACAGAAGAAAACTTTCACCAGGTTTTGAAACATATAGTCTTAACCCTTTAATTCAAGATTATTACGGATTCCCAAAAACACAAGATGTACCACATTATATGTGGACGGTTACTCCATCGGCAAATATTTTTGGTTCTGAAAATAATAATTGGTATACAGATGTTATACCGGCTTCTGGAGGGTTCTTTAAGAAAGGATACCAAGATTTGGATTCTAATGTAGATCCTTACTACTCAACTTCAACCACGAAGTTAGGTGTCTTAACCAATTTTGATGTTAACGGGGATCCAATCCCAACACCTCAAGCTGCAACATATAACCCTGTTATTGTTGGAGCACCTTACTTCTTTTACTTTGGGTTAAGTAATGGTAAAACTGCAATGGATTTATTTGCTAAACTATATATTAATACAGACGAATAATGATTGATAATACAACAAATATAGTATTAGGGAGTTTAAGGTATAAAGGATCTAGTGATACAAATCTTTTTGTTAACGTACCTTTAGAACAGACTCAAAAAGAAATTGATGAATTTGACAGAAATGTTAATATAAGTTTACAACAAGTTTTTGATGATGAACGACAATCATCTACAATTTTTAGACCCGTTACAAAATATACATTCCTATTTAAAAATGAATATATTGGTTCGGCTACTTATGTTCCGTTTAGAAATAATTTGTATTATACTAATGCAATTAATAATGCAATATCTTATGCGACTAACCCTAACACACCATGGGAGGGTTATCCTCAATATACTGAGTTTGATTTTATAAGATTGGATAATGATATTCAAGGTTATACTCAACCACCAAATAACCATGTTACATTTATTAATAAAAGTGCATCAACATATAATTGGACTCACTATGTAAGTTATCCATTTATTAATGATTATAATAAACCATTATTTGCGATTGACCCTAAAACTTCTGTTTCTTGGTATTGGACATCTTCCGATGGTATTCCTTTTACTATAACATCTGGAAGTGATGATAATGGTAATTATATAACATTTAATTGTCCTATGAAACATGGATTGTTGGTAGGTGAATATGTTGAGTTACCTTTTGATTATAATGGTGAGACAATATTTCAGGTTAATAGTCTTGGCGACTCAGGATTTGGTAGTGAGGAATATATATTCAAGATTTTTAATGTAGGTTTCATTGGAACCACATTCCAAAATGGGACTTCAGGTACATTTAAAAGAATTGTGAATAAAAGTAATCCACACGAAACTAGGTCTGAGTATTATATTAGAAAACATAAGATTTTAACTAATTCTGAATGTGCCTTATTAATAAAGGCTGGATTTGAACAAAACATTTTTGAATCTAAATCCAAATTTGAAAAAGATGTTTTAAGTCCTAACAATGTAAATCGTACTTCGGTTAAAGAAGGAAATCAATCTTATACGTTATCGTTTAATTGTGACATTGACATTAAACCATTACGTGATAATCAAAATAGACCGATAACTGAGTTGTTTTTCACAACAATATGGAAAGGGTATTTTGGTTGGACTAAAGGAATGAAACAGGGTTGGGAATTTAACCAACCATTAGAAGCTTCTCTACCTAATTCT